CTGGACATCTTACAAAGGTTATACCGAAGTCGTCATTTTGGATGATTTTGGTAATACCAAGGTAGATTACATGCAGGAAGATGAGGGTTCCAAGCAAATTATGATAAAGAACAATCAGATGTGCTATGCTCCTAAAGCTGATGTTAGCGAAAAAGGACGCATTTCTGTGCAACCGAAATTGCTTCTGATCAATTCCAACGCAGAATCCATGCTATCGGAAATGTCAGTTTGTCCTTATTCCCGCTATAGACGTGGTGATGTATATATTCGTGCAGTTGTGCGCGATGAATATGCACGCATCGTTGAAGGCGAGAAAAAGAATGAAATTGATGCCATGAAAGTACAGGATTTACATGCGCGACGTGATGAGAACGGACAGTATATGTTTAATGAACGTGGAAAGGTTATTATTGATCTACCCACTTTGCCAAATTTGTGGCACATTACTCTACAAAAGCCTTACGAACTTAAGTTGGCTCCTGTCCAGGAAGAACCTAGATCAAAGGTTCCTCGCCGCATTGGAAGTGTCGAACCTCCACCCCGGGCTAAATCCCGTAAAACTGAGATGAGTTCCACGATTGGTTGGAAGAATGTCACTTACATGAAGGACAATGTCCTTAAAGAGGCTACTGGACTGACTATCTTTGAGGCTTTGGATGTTATTAACTCTGAAGCTAACACTTTTTACTCATTGCAAGCTGGAGTTGTTGATATGACTCACCGCATGGATAGTGACTATGTGCTTTGTCCTTGTGGATGTGGCACTAGCTCCGTTTACTGCTCAAGTTTGAAGGCATTGTCGCCTCCTGACGAAAGTATGGAGAGTCACAGTTTGATGGATTTCGTCGGATTTGCTCAACGTGAGATCACTACACAAGTAGAGGATGCTAAATTCTCTTTTTGGTCGTGGTTTGATAGAGCTATTCCTGCAAAGAAAGTACAGAACCCTGCACAGAGTATTGCGCATTTGCTGCTCCGCTTCGTTTCGAGATTTACACCAGTGTACTCTGAGATGATTATGCAATTGGAAGAGACTATGTTAGACTTTTCTAATACGCAGCTATTGCGCTTGTACCAACAAGCAGTTAAATGTTCAGCTTTTGACGTCACCTTTTGGATTCCTGACGTTCTGTATGATTCTTGGCTTGTTCGTGATCTGGTGCATTGCATTATTGCAAAGCGACAGGTTTTCGTAACATACAAGTATTTATTGTATGGTTTAGTCATCCCGAGTCTATTGATGGTGATCGGTAGTGTCATTATGTTTTGGCGCTACCCACTCATTATCTTTTTGATGTGTGTTTTGATTATCGCAGTCGATTGTTGTGTTTATCAACGATTGATTGAGATGTCAAAGGATGCTCTGGCACGAAGTATTGCTAAGCGCAATGAGAGTTTATCTCCAGCGCTAAAGGCGTTCAAGAAGACCTATTGTGCGTATATTTTCTACGGACTAGGTATTGCTGTATCCATTATGGCTATCTTGAAAGTTGCTAAGAGTTTGAGAGATATTCTGACAGTTGAGTCTGGAAGTCTTTTA